ATGCCCAAAAAAGCACAATACCGTACCGACCGCTGGGTGGCATCCCGCAAGGGGCCGGGGCGCTATGCCGTGGGCGGTGTGGACGGCCTGCACCTGCGCATCACTTCAACTGGCAGTCGATCCTGGGTGCTGCGCGTCAAGGTGGGTGACCTGCGCCGCGACATTGGCATAGGACCGTACCCTTTCGTGACCCTGGAGCAGGCGCGGCAGGAAGCCTTCGAGATCCACAAACGCATCCGCGACGGTGCCGACCCGCTGGCCAAGCGCCGAGAAGTCCGCCAGGCCATCAAGGCGCAACAGGCAGGCGACAAGACATTCAGCGAGTGCGCCGCCGCCTACATCGAGGCCAAAGCGCCGGAATGGAAGAACCCGAAGCATCGGCAACAATGGGAAAACACCCTGAGCCAGTACGCCTACCCTGTCATGGGTTCGCTCGCTGTGGCCGATATTGATCTGCCGCATGTGCTCGCTGTGCTGGAGCCAATCTGGACGACCAAGACGGAAACCGCGTCCCGGCTACGCGGGCGCATCGAGTCAGTGCTCGATTGGGCGACGGTGCGCAAATACCGCACTGGCCTGAACCCGGCCCGGTGGAAAGGCCACCTGGACACGATCCTGCCCGCCAGGGGCAAGGTGCAAAAAGTAGAACATCACAAAGCGATGCCCATTGACGACATGCCGGGATTCTGGCGCGATCTGGCCGGTAGGGACGGCATGGGTGCCCGCGCCTTGCAACTTGTCATTCTGACGGCCGCGCGATCCGGTGAGGTTCGCGGCGCGACGTGGGATGAAATAGATCTGGACGCGAAAACCTGGACGATTCCCGCATCCCGCATGAAGGCCGGGGCCGAGCATCGAGTACCGCTGTCAGATACCGCTGTGGCGCTGCTGAAGGCCGTTCCCCGGCTGGAAGGCTGCCCGTATGTCTTTCATTCTGTACGCAGTGGCCAGCTATCAGACATGAGCCTGACGGCGGTCATGCGCCGGATGGGGCTGGCGGCGGTGCCCCACGGGTTCCGTTCAACCTTCCGCGACTGGTGCGGCGAACGTACCCACTACCCGCGTGAACTTGCCGAACAGGCGCTGGCGCATACGCTGGCCAACCGGGTTGAGGCAGCATATCGTCGTGGTGACGCGCTGGAAAAGCGCCGTGACATGATGCAGGCGTGGGCTGATTTTCTGAGGGGTGAATGATGGACTATTTCGATGCAATCGAAAGCCGGTTCAAGCAAATAGCACAAAAAAGGTTGGAAGGTGATTGGCGTCTCAATCTCCTCATGGCCGAGCTTTCAGGTATTGGAAACGCCTCCAAGCCAGCATTAGGATCGTTGAAAATCCAACTCCTTTATAAATTCAATGACGCATGGAGCATGGCCGAGTTTACTGGTGACTTCTCAAGGCTGGACGCTCAGATGGTTCAGGCAATCGACGAATGGGCCGCAGAACAAAAAATAGCCGTCGAGCCTATACCGCCGACCCAATCAAGAGTCATGCGCCGAAAGGCGCTAATTGAGACCCACGGTGCCCGGTGGCCAACTATTGATGGCGATATCCGACATGCAGCCGAGAATGGCCTGAGCAGCGCAAAGGCTGGAGCTCGCGGCTGGGACGAAGAGCGTGCCCTAGCATGGGCGAAATCACAGGGCAAGTTAATTGCCGACCCCGGATACTCAACACGGGTACATCGAATGGGCTGATTCTCCCGGAATTCTCCCGGAATACTCCGGTATCGAAATATGCCAATAATGGGAAACCATGTTCAACAGCATCCACAAGGATACAAACATGGTTCCCCAAATTCATTCCCCTCAACAAGCCAATCAAGCAGCCGATGATCTGCGCCTGATTCGCCTGAATCAAGTCATGGCAAAGATCGGCATGGGCCGCTCCTGGGTCTATGCCAAGGTCGCCGAAGGCGCTTTCCCCCAACCCGTGAATTTCGGTGGCCGAGCGGTCGCCTGGCTGGAATCCGAGGTGGACGCCTGGATTCTGGAACAGGTCGCCAGCCGCAAGGCCAGCTAAAGGGGGAGCTGCAATGAGCGCCGTTCAAATTCTGCTTTCTCGCCTGGATAAGGTGAAGCCCACGGGCCGGGGCCGGTGGATTGCCTGCTGCCCCGCCCACGAGGACAAGCACCCTTCCCTTGCGATCCGTGAAACCGACGATGGCAAGGTGCTGGTGCATGACTTCGGCGGATGCAGCGTGTATGACGTGCTGTTTAGCGTCGGCCTACAAGTCCAAGACCTGTTCCCGCCGTCGCCTGGGCCGCGTGAAATCCTGCGCACGGCCAAGATGCCGTTTTCCTATGCGGACGCGCTGCGGTGCATTTCGTTCGAGGCGCTGCTGGCAGCCACTGCTGCCTGCAACCTGGGCAATGGCGTGGCACTGGGCGACAAAGACCGCGCCAGGCTGCTGCAAGCCTCCACCCGCATCAATCATGCGCTGGAGGTGTGCGGATGCCGGTAACAGCACTCGAAGCCGCAACGATGGCTATTGATGCTTCCCTGGGCGCATCCTGGGAAGCGAACATGGTGCAAGCGGCCACCATCACCCCACAGCCGATCAACTGGCTTTGGCCCACCTGGCTGGCGACCGGCAAACTGACCATCCTGGCAGGCGCAGCAGGTACAGGCAAAACGACCCTGGCCCTGGGGCTGGCGGCAACGCTGACCAGTGCGGGTATCTGGCCTGACGGCCAGGCGTGCAATACAACCGGCAACGTCATTATCTGGTCTTCCGAGGATGACCCTGCGGATACCCTGATCCCGCGCCTGATGGCGATGGGGGCGGACCTGGAGCGGGTCTACATCATCCAAGGCAAGATCAGCGATCAAGGCGAACGGGAGCCGTTCGATCCGGCCAGCGACATGGACTTACTGAAGCTCGCAGCCGCCCGCATGGGTGGCGTGGACTTGCTGATGATTGACCCCATCGTATCGGCCATCAAGGGAGATATGCACAAAGCAAACGACGTGCGCCGGGGCCTGCAAGCCATGGTGGACTTCGCCGCCGAACAGGGTGCAGCCATCATCGGTATCAGTCACTTTGCGAAAGGCACAAAGGGCAGCGACCCACAAGAACGGGTGATCGGCAGTCAGGCTTTCGCGGCCCTGGCCCGGATGGTATTGGTAGCAGCCAAGCAGGAAGGTTCCGACATGCGGGTGCTGGCCCGCGCAAAATCGAATATCGCCGTTGACGACGGCGGCATCGAGTACGGCATTCAACCGGCGACACTGGATAGCGGGATCGAAACGACCCGCGCCTGGTGGGGCGGAAAGATCGAAGGCAGTGCCCGCGAAATCCTGAACGCAGTGGACGGGGTGGACGATGGACACACGGAACTGGACGACGCTTGCGACTTCCTGCGTGACCTGTTGGCCGATGGCCCCGTGCCATCCAAGAAGGTGAGGCAGGATGCCGACGGGGCTGGGTATTCCTGGGCAACGATTCGCCGAGCACAGAAAAAAATCGGTGTAGAGGCCGAGCGCGTGGGCGACGGAATCGGAGCCAAAAGTGGATGGGTCTGGCGTCTTAGCCCTGGTACGCAATTTCCTAAGATGCTCAACGAACCCGCTAAGGCGCTCAACCCTGGGAGTGAGCATCTTAGGGAAGATGTGAGCACCTTAGTAGAAATCGAGCCGTTCAAATCCCATTCGGTGGAGGTCTTCTAATGACATCCGCTGCCCGCATCCTGGATGATTTGCGCCAGGCAGGAATCGAGCCGGAAGTGCTGGACGGAAACCGTCTGGCCGTTCCGGCTGGCGTCCTGTCCGACGACATGCGCCATGCGATCCGCACCCACAAGGCCGAACTGATCGAACTGCTGCTAGCCGATCACGCCGCACTGGCCGCCCGGTATTACCTGCACCATTTTTCGTGCGCGACCTGCATAGCCGCAGGCCAAAACCCGCATCTGGCCCGCTGCGCTGTGGGTCTGCCGTTGTGGCGGGTATTTCAGTCTGGTATGCGTGCCAACAAACAACACGTTCAGTCCGCCTAAATCCGCCAACATCCAAGCCCTGAAAAAGGGCTTTTTCTTTGCAAATCAATATGATAAATACTGGATAAATACCCGGTATTTTTCCTATAGGAACCAGACACATGAAACTCCACGAAATCCGCGAAGCCCGCGCCGCCAAAGTCCAAGAGGCCCGTGCCCTGCTGGACGGCGAAATGACCGCCGAGAAGAAAACCGCCTTCGACAAACTGAAGGCTGAAATCACGGCCCTGGAGGCTGACGAACAGCGCCAAGCCTTCATTGACGAAGCCGAGCGCCGCGCCGCTGGTGAGCCGGTGGATCGCGGCATGGCGGATCTGGAAAGCCGGGTGACGCTGACCGAGGCCATCATGGCTCAAGTCGAGAATCGGGCGACGACGGGCGCACTGGCCGAGTTCAACGCCGAACAGGCCCGCCAGGGTGTGACGGCCCGCCGTGGTGGCGTCCTGGTGCCGACCAGCGTGTTTGAGAAACGAGCAACGCAAACCACGACCAGCCAGGCCAGTATTGTCCCCGACGATTACCGGCCCGATCAGTTTGTGGGCCTGCTGCGTAACGCGATGGTCATGCGCAGCCTGGGGGCGCGTGTGCTGACTGGTCTGCGGGGCGATACCGTGATCCCGAAGCAAACCGGGGCGTCTACGGCCTACTGGGTTTCCGAGGGCGAGTCCCTGACCGAATCCGCGCCGACCTTCTCCACGATCAAGCTGCAACCGCGCCACGTCGGGGCGCTGTCGGCAATCAGTCGGCAACTGCTGCAACAGGCAAACCCCAGCATCGAACAACTGATCCGGGACGACTTCGTACAAGTCGTGGGGCTGGCCATCGACAAGGCGATGATCCACGGCCAATCGGCCAACGATGAGCCGGTGGGCATCCTGAACGTGTCGGGCATCCAGACGGGCAGCCTTGCGACTCTGGACTGGGACGCCATCGTCGCGCTGCTGGAAAAGCTGGCCCTCAAGAACGTGACGGCCAACGCGATCCTGACGCATCCGAAGGCCGCCAGCAAGCTGCAAACGACGCTCAAGGAAACCGGCCTGCCCGGATACCTGATGCAGGATGGCAAGGTGGCCGGGATCAGCACTTACGTCACCAACCAACTGGACGCCAAGACCGGCACCCCCGCAACGGGCCGTGTTCTCGCGGGCGACTTCTCGCAACTGATCGTGGGCCAGTGGGGCAGCGCCGAGATTCTCGCCAATCCGTATGCCGCCGGGTACTACGAGAAGGGCGATATTCAACTGCGCATCATGGCCACGATGGACATGGTGTGCCGTGAGCCGAACGCCTTTGTTCTGGCTGACGACGTGGCGCTGTGATGGAAATCCGGTCAAGCGGTGATCTGGCGCTGGCTGGCCCTGGACGTGTCCGGGGCTATGCCGCCGTCTTTGGTTCTGCGGCGCACCTGGGCGCGTTCGATGAGATCGTGCGGCCCGGTGCCTTCGCGGATTCGCTTGCGTCCGGCCAGGCGATCCGGGCGCTCTACCATCATCAAGGCGATGCGCTGCTGGGATCTACCCGGTCGGGCACCTTGCAACTGCGTGAGGACGATCATGGTCTACGGTTCGAGCTGGCTCTACCTGATACCACTCATGGCCGCGATCTTGCCGTCTTGATCCAGCGCGGCGACGTGGCCGGGTGTTCCTTCGGGTTCACGGTGCCTGACGGCGGCGACCGCTGGGAACAGCGATCTGGCACGTTCCTGCGTGAACTGCTGCGGGTGGACCTGCGCGAAATCACGCTGACCAGCGACCCGGCCTATACCGATACCACGGTGGCACTGCGCAGCCTGGACGAACAGCACTTCTACGCCGCCATCCGCGATCCGATCATCATCGGGCGGGCCTGGCTGGAGACGTGCCGATGATCTGGCCCTTCAAACGATCTGAGACGCGATCCACGAATCAAGCGCCTGGGGGTGACAGCTACTGGCAGGACTTCGCGGCCCTGCGTACCGGCAACAAAAACCCCGAAGGCTTGGCCGCAGTGTGGGCGTGTGTCAGTCTCATTTCCGAGACGCTGGCAAGTCTTCCCTTCGCCGTCTACCAAGGCAATGATAAGGTGCGCTCGCATCCGCTACACAAGGTGCTCAACCGCATGGCGAACGATGGAACGACGGCATTTGAGTTCCGCGAGAGCATGACCGCTGCCGTGCTTTTGAGCGGTAACGCCTTTGCCCGCATCGAGCGCGATCATACCGGCCAAGTAAAGGCGCTTCACCAAATACGTGATGTGTCTGTGCTGCGCCTGCCGTCTGGCAAGCTGGCCTACGAGTATTCCGACAATGGGCGTGTGGTGCGTCTGCTGCAAGGTGAGTGCCTACACCTGCGCGGTCGCCTGGGCAACGATGGGGTGCTGGGCATGAGTCCTATTCAGATAGCCCGCAGCACCTTTGATCTGGCCCTGGAAGAGCAACAGCACGGTGTGAGCACCTTCCGCAATGCTGGCCGCCTGAGTGGTGTGCTGGAATCCGCCGCGACCTTAAAGCCCGAACAGCGCGACAGCTTGAAGCAAAGCTGGCAGGCTCAGTACAGCGGTACAGGCAACGCTGGCCGCACTGCTGTATTGGAAGCTGGCCTGACATTCCGGCCTATTTCAATGTCTTTGCAGGATGCCGAGTGGCTGGCTTCGCGCCAATTCAGTGTCGAGGAAGTGGCCCGCATCTTCCGGTGCCCGCCGACCCTTATCGGCGATCTGCGCAATGGCACGTATAGCAATTCGTCTGAGATGTTCCGCGCCTTCGTGGTGACGACGCTGCGAACCTGGATGACCCGGTGGGAGCAAGCCATAGAGGCGGTGTGTCTGTCAGAGGCCGCACGTAATACGTTCTATGTCGAGCATTCGGCTGAAGGGCTGCTGAGAGGGGATTCCACGACACGGGCGGCATTCTACGCATCCGGCATTCAAGCGGGCTGGCTGAAGCCTTCAGAAGCAAGGGAGCTTGAGAATCTACCGCCGATAGATGGGCTGGACGACTTTACCGCCAATGACGGAAAAGCCCCCACAACGCCAACCCCACCATATCCGAGCAAGGAGGCCGAGTAATGACCAAGGCCAACAAGTCGGGCCGGGAAGCTGATCCCCGGCGCACTATCCCGCTGAACAGCGTGACATGGCGCAAGCTGCGTGCCGCAGTGCTGACCGAAGAACCACTATGCCGTCACTGCGCGGCCAGGGGCATCACTGAACCGGCAACGGACGTGGATCATATCTCGGGCGATCCGAGCGACAACAGCCGGGAGAACCTATGCCCGCTGTGCCATTCATGCCACTCGATCAAGACTGCACGCGACCACGGCAAGAACGTGGCTATGGGCTGCGATGTGAACGGATGCCCGCTGGACCCTTCGCACCCCTGGTATCGCCGCTCTGACGCCGTTCTGGCAGGCCAGCAAGCCATTGAACGCCAGAAATCACGGGCAGCCGATGGGAATAGACCGTCTGCTCCCCCTTCTTTTAACGCTGACTGCTGAATCCGACCATGAAAACGACCGAGAAACGCGCCCGCACGGATACCGCCAAAGCCGCTGTACAGGCCGCCCAAAATGCCGCCCTGCCGCCGCTGGAGCCGCCCGCGTGTGTTTCCCTGCGTCCGGGTGATCGGCCCTTCTGGGAGCGCATTATCACCAGCAAGGCCCGCGACAACTGGACCGATGTGGATCTGGTGACGGCTGCCCAACTGGCACGGGCTCAGGCTGACATCGAGGCCCTGCAGGCGGTGGTGGATGCCGAGGGCTACATCCTGGACGGCAAGATCAACCCGGCGGCGCAAATGCTGGAAACCCTGGTCAAGCGTGCCACGGCCCTGACACGGGTGCTGCAGGTTCACGCCATTGCCACGGTGGGACGGTCCAACGATACGGGCGATGCGGCGCGGCTGGAGCGCCAGGCCCGGCAACAGCCCGACGATGACCTGATTCCGCGTCTGAGGATTGCCAAGTGACACGGGGCCAGGCCGTCATAAAGTTCATCGAGCGGTACTGCCGGGTGCCCGAGGGGGCGCTGGTGGGCAGCCCCATGAAGCTGGCAACGTTTCAGAAACGTTTCATCTGCGACGTGTACGACAACCCGGCAGGCACCCGACGCGCGATCCTGAGCATTGCCCGCAAAAACGGAAAAACAGGGTTAATAGCTGGTCTGCTGCTGGCGCACCTGGTGGGGCCGGAAGCCCGCCAGAACAGCCAGATCGTCTCTGGTGCCATGAGCCGGGATCAGGCCGCGCTGGTCTTCGCGCTGGCCAGCAAGATGGCGCAACAGTCCCCGATGCTCTCCGACCTGGTGAAGATCATCCCCAGCGGCAAACGCTTGATCGGCCTGCCCCTGAACGTCGAGTACCGGGCGCTCGCCGCCGATGGCAAGACGGCCCACGGCCTCTCTCCGGTGCTCGCCATCCTGGACGAAATCGGCCAGGTGCGCGGCCCGCAGTCCGACTTCGTGGATGCCATCACGACCAGCCAGGGAGCGCACGAAGCCCCGCTGCTTATTGCCATATCGACGCAAGCCGCCAACGATGCCGATCTGCTGTCCGTCTGGATTGACGATGCGAAGGTGAGCCGTGACCCCCGCACGGTGTGCCGGGTGTACGAGGCTGCGAAGGATTGCGACCTGCTGGATGAAGCCGCCTGGAAGGCCGCGAACCCAGCCATGGGCACGTTTCGCAGCCTGGACGATCTGCGCGAACAGATGCAGCAAGCCGCCCGGATGCCGAGCATGGCGAGCATGGCCCGCAACTTGCTGCTGAATCAGCGTGTGAGCCTGGATAGCCCATTCATCAGTCCCGACGTATGGGCGTCGTGTTCTGCGACCCCCTTGCCCTTCGACGGTCCCGTATTCGCTGGCCTGGACCTGTCCGCCCGTACCGACCTGACGGCCCTGGTGCTGATCGGCCAGGTGGATGGCGTGTGGTGCGTACAGCCGCACTTCTGGACCCCGAAGGCGGGATTGCAGGATCGTGCGCGACGCGACCGGGCACCCTATGTTGAGTGGGCGCAAGCCGGTTTGTTGCGCGTCTGCGAGGGGGCCGCCATCGACTATGAACAGGTCGCCAGCGACATGGCCGCGATCCTGTCCGATGTGGAGATACAGGCTATTGGCTTCGACCGCTGGCGCATCGACGTGCTGCGCCGTGAGCTGGAACGCCTGGGGCTGGACTTCCCGCTAGTTGAGTGGGGTCAAGGGTTCAAGGATATGTCCCCGGCCCTGGATGCGCTGGAAGCCGCGCTGCTGAACGGTGAGCTGGCCCACGGCAATCATCCGGTGCTGACCATGTGCGCGGCCAACGCCACGGTGACGAAAGACCCGGCGGGCAATCGCAAGCTGGACAAATCCCGCCCGACTGGCCGCATTGACGGCATTCAGGCGCTGGCGATGGCGTTTGGTGTGGCGACCCGAACCGAACAAGTACAGGCGGTGCCTGATGAAATCTTCTTTGTTTGAAGCCGGCGAGGGGAGTCTCTCACTGCGGAAATCCGCAGTGACGAGTGCCTGATGAGATTTTCTTTATTTGAGCGCGTGGGGAAACCCGCTTGTTCAGTAACCCTTGCTGGGGGGCCGGTTCGCCGGATGGCCAGCCGTGGATTAGACGGTGAGTGCCACGTTTCAGGAAAACCCCGTCAGCCGGTGGCCTTGTTCCTCAAGGCGCGACCGGCACCTACAAACTACCGGGAATGCGGGATTTTCCCGTATTTGAAACCGACCCATCGGCATTTGAAATGCGGAAGGACTGACATGCAAGCAGGACAGCTAGATCGACGCATCGGTATCTGGAAGCGGGTACAGGGCCAGGACGAAACCGGCCAGCCTATCGACACCTGGGAGCTGGTGCGCATGGCCTGGGCCAACGTCCGGTTCCTGTCGGGCATCGAAACCGTGAAATCCGGTATCGCAGCATCCGAGGTCCGCGCATCGGTGCGCATCCGGCGAACGCCTGGGATCGACGCCGGGATGATTGCCCGCATCGGCGGCGAGGACTACGACATCGAGGCCGTGCTACCTGCTGACCGCATCCATACTGATCTGATCGTGACGAGGACGACATGACGACACTGCAACAAGCCAAAGACCATCTTCGCGTGGATGGCGACGACGAGGACACGCTGATCGGGTCCATGATCGACGCGGCGACACAAGCGGCGCTGGATTACCTGAACCTGGACGCCATTCCCGACCCGGTACCGGCACCCGTCGAGGCGGCGATCCTGCTGCAAGTGGGCGACCTGTACGCCAACCGTGAGGCCGGGGGCGACAAGCAGTATTTCACCAACGAGACGTACCGGCGACTGCTGGACCCGTACCGGGAGATGGGGGTTTGAAGTCCGATTTATGTGGGCTTTTATGTGGGACTAATTTTTAAATCAATATTAAGTTATTGATTTTAAAGGCATTCTGGCGGAGAGGGTGGGATTCGAACCCACGGTACGGGGAAACCGTACGCCTGATTTCGAGTCAGGTACATTCGACCACTCTGCCACCTCTCCGGGTACGACGCATTGCGAGTCGAGTCGCGCATCATAGCATGAATCCAGACGCATCGTTCCGGGCCGGCCCGCCACGCCCACGGGCTTTGAGCCGGGTCAACGCATGCCGGCGGGCACGTCGCACCCCGTGTCGCGCCCCGTTGCCCGCCCCCCGCCTTCTGGCCTATAGTGGATTCAGGCATCAACGCAGCCGGGGGTCCGCCATGAACATCCAAGCCCTGCATTTCGTGCTCGACATCGACGGCAACGGTTCGGTCGCCGGCTGGGAGGTCATCGATGCCCTGAAATGGGCTTTTTCCCTGCCCGGCCGCCTGATGGTCGAAGGCCTGGGAAACATCCCCGTCATCGCCGACACCTTCGGCATCCGGGCCTCGGCCGCGACCGGCTATGCCAGTTTCCACAGCCTGCTGGCCACGGTCCTGACCCTGCTGTTCTGGGTGGGCTGCCTGGTCCTGATCACGCGCATCGGCGCCGACCGGAAAGCGCCCGATGCGGCCGCCTCCGACACGGCGGCGGCCCCGGGCACGCCCGGCATGCCGCGCTACCGCGGCCCGAAGGCCCGCAAGACCTAG